AGTCTTTACCTTCAGAGTTATCCACGACTAGGAAGTTCTTCTTACCGAACATCTGTTGAAACTTACCGATGTTCTTCTGTACAGCTTTCCAGTATTCGGTAACGCCTTTGGCACCGATTGTACGCGCACGTTGTGCATCACGAGAGATTGCGGTCTCTAGGTCGGTGTTCACGAAAATCATTGCGACATCGTAACCTAGTTTCTGAAGTATTTTTGCTTGGTCTGCAACCTTAACAGGATCTTTGCCCGTACCATCGATGACAAGACCCAGACGACCCTTTAGATACATCGTCTGTTTAATGTCAGTCAGGTTCTTTGCCTTACCACGAAGTTCTTGTCCTTTCACAGAGAAGATGTTTTCGGGGTTCATTTCCATCGACGCTTTCTTCATGGCTGCTTCGAATGCGTCATCAGAGTTGACAACTTTGTAACCCATAGAAGTCAGACCTGTCTTACCAACAATGAATGACTTACCAGATCCCGGCCCGCCCGCAAGAAAGATTGCCTTGAAGATTGCAGGATCATTGATACCTTCATTTAAAAAGGCGTGAAAAGATTTTACCACGGTCGTGCCGTCCATAGTCCGAGAGCTTCTTCTACTAGATCAGATTTAATAGTCGGAGTTCTGGTCGCGGCGTATCCCATATCCATACGTTTTTGTTGGATATATTCTTTGAGTTGCGCAATAGTCATAGACTGGAATTTAAGACGTTGTTCTGCAATTTGATCCGCAGTTGGGCCAGTCAATACCGTGCGAGTGTTTTTTCCTCTCTTACTGAACCATATGCCGACCAGTACGACCACGCCAATAAAAAGAAATATTACAGGTACCATGTTATTCATTGTTATCTCCTTAACTATACAGTTATATACTATTTATACAAACTAAATTGTTTAACTTTAGGCAAGGGTTCATCAGTCCCAAAAGTCTTAAAGGTTTCATATAATATTTCTGCCCAAATCTCTTGACTACGTTCGCCAGGATGTCCGAACGGTTTAACATCACCGATCTCATGCATGATATTAGATAATGTCGGAGCACGTCCAAGACCGAAACGACTGGTCTTTTTCAGAGACCCCACAGCGTCAGTCAACCATTGTTTATATGCTGGTGCTGCGTCAATCTTTTTTAAAGCATACACTGTAGCGTCATGAGCTGCGCCTTGATCCTTCAGTGTAGAGAGAATATTACCCCAAGCATTGTGGTGGAATACTCCTTGTATTAAATGAATGTCCATAGACTCGCATATAAGTTCCATAGACTGCATTCGAGTAAGACCATGCATAATATCAGTCCTAGAGTCGTATGCATCCAAAAACAAGTTGGCGTATGCCTTTCTCGCAAGTTTGTTTCCGATAACTTCAGTCCTCATTGGAGAGAACTGAGTCACGTCATTAGTTCTCATGAGATTCAATCTTGCGATTCGATTGGGACGCATATATTCCACAATCTCATGACGTTGCCAAGCTGACCATAACACGACCATGTGTGTGGGCCTCTCATTAGCCGGATTATGTAAATAACTCACAACTTCACGAAAAATCTTATCGTTAGAAGCACCACAAGACCCTAGGTTAACATATTCTGTACCTAGAGCTTGTGATAAAAGGTGAGTCCATGTGAGTTCCCAATGGGACGGAGGATTAGTATCAAATCCGTCAAGTTCATCCCCCCAAACAAAACTGCATCCGGCTGTTACCAACATTAGATGAATAATTCCTCATAGAGATCGAAGACTTCGTTACTCTCTGAACGAGCTTCTTCTAAATTTCGTTTATGATAGATGTTGGCAATCTTACGAAAGTGTTTCTTATCAATCTCGTACTTTTCAGCAGTAACGTCGACGATATCTTTCATCAACTCACGTTCTGCATCAATTCGCAACATACTATCGGACATTTCTCTTACCGCCGCGGCGACTTTATCTTTATCTGCTAAAATCATTATAGTATAATCCCGCTGGTTGATTGTATATATGCTTTTGCGAAGTCATCATTCGTCGCAGTAATAAACACGTATTGTTGGAATACGACAGATCGAGTGTTCTCATCACTAGTCATACAAATACCACGCGCAAAACCAACTCCCTGTTCACCGTGAATCAACATACGCGGGTCTTTCAAAGTAACCACGCCAGCATCCAACGATTCAAACTTGCCAATGTACTCGCCACTTACTGTGACAACTGTTACCACATCATTCTTTCTCATTCTTCACTCTCTATTTCATCAATTAACATATCGCGCATTAATCTTGCTTGCGCGTCTTCAGGGTTATTTACACTGCCATTATTGACAAACTTATATGCAAGTGTAATACGTTGACATCCCGCATAGGCAGCGTGCCAACAGTGTAAATCTACTTCTTGTTCGGCACCAAAGTAATAGTGTCTGCATTGCCAACCAGCCACATCTTGGATACGAACTATTTTATCAGTCTTCTTATCATAGTACTCAAAGTATCCGTCTCCGGTCTCTGACCACGTGAATAAGACTTGATAAGCGTTCGCATCATAGTTAGTATGCCATCCGACAAAACCGCCTGGCGGGTAATAGGAGAGTAATGCGGAAGTGTGTGCGCCAAGTTCGGATGCAAAGTCGTACTTGACCTTCTGCATAAAGTCTCCCCACATTTCCTTATCTTCACGAACCATCTTAGAGATAGGTTGAGCGAAGTAACGGTCAGGCGGCCCTACTAACTCAGGGAATCTAGAAAGACATTCGTCGAGGTATTCTCGCGAAGTATAGTAATCGCCTTTATAGATATCTTCCCTTTCATGATAAGTCCAATACTTCTCATCATCGTAAGAAGGTTTTGATAACATCTCATCCGAGAAACTATCAAGTATTTTCAACAGTGCTTTGTTTCGAATCGTAACCTCACTCATCGTTCTGTCTCTCGATAATAAGTGCCCAGCGATCCTTTCCAAGTTTCCTATAAACGATAGTGTCTCCTATACTCAGAGACATCGCATCCATAAGTTCATCAGAAAACTCTAGTGCAAGTTCACCATCGTCTACTTCTATTACCGGAACAGTCCAGTTATTAGTATTCATCATCATCTTCTTCAAAGGTACTTTCGAATCTATCATTAGCTGTTTTTAAATCCTCTTCAGTCAAAACATCATAACGCATCAAATGATCTATAGAACTCATTATGCCGATTTCTACTCCACGTCTCACTCCGAGATAAGACCCTAGGTAATACGCGATACAAATTGATCCTACGGCAATGAACGTGTGCAAAAATGGATCCATTATGGATTTCCTTAAAGTTTGAAACCAGTGAACTTCTCTTGTGAGATTCGTTTTCCGGCCGCAGAGTTATCAAATGCCGGCCCATGATCCACTTCTTTATTTAGTGGGGAATCATTTTGGTCAACATCGTACAATCGCATCTTCGATCTGTCCACTCCAATGACAAACCTTTGATGGAGTCCAAGGTCATTATATCGATTCTTCAATTGTTTCACAAGTATCTGGTTATTCGCTTTCAATTCATCATTAGTGATAAGTGCAAACATGAAGTCAGCTGTTGCAGGCAATCCAAAAGACTCTGAAGTATCCTCCAACCCAACATCATCATTGCTAAAACCACTTCGTGTAGTTTGGGTCGCAGACATAACCGGTACATCGAACTCCACAGCAAGACCGCGTAACTCTTCAGCAATAGACTTAATGTAACTGTACGAGTTGATTGCGCCGCCCATACCCTTCATACGCGCACTAGCGCAAATGTTGAGATAGTCGATATAAATCATATCCGGTCTGAAGTTCTTCTTCAGTTTAAGTTCATTCAGTAGAGCACGGAAGTGATTCGCGTGAGCAGAACCAGTAGGGTACTCTTTAATAATCAACTTACCATTGGTCTTACTACCGACCGCATTAACCTTTTTAGTAAAAGATTCCTTATTGAGATGTTCTAGTTGATCGATAGGAACGTTCAACAAGTTAGCATCGATACGTTCAGCAATTCGTTCTTCCGACATTTCCATAGTAATGTACAACACATTCTTACCTTGAGTAAGAGCGGCCGCTGCAGCATGACACATAAAGAGAGACTTACCCACGCCCGTACCCGCAAGAGCGATGTTAAGTGTTTTTCGGGGCAAACCACCTTTGGTAATCTTATTGAAATAGTCTAAGTCAAATTGCAAACGTTCTTCAGCTAAGTGATAGAAATCGAAACGCGCATCAGCATTGTCAATATAGTCGTGACCAATATTAGTATCGAATGATACTGATAATGCCTTCGACAATACGTCAGGAATAGCGTTTTTACTTAACTCTTTATGTTTGCCATCGATAATAGATATCGACTCCATGACCGCATTAAAGACGGCCCTATCTTGACACCACTTTTCGGTACGTTCTACCAACCATTCCAAATTCTCTTCAGAGTAAGTGAAGATATCGGGCAAGATGTCCATTGCATGTCTATACTGTTCATCAGTAAGACGATCATTACTATCAATTTCAATCTTGAAAGCTTCCTTGGACGGAAGACGATTGAACTTGGCAATAAATTGAGTGAACTCTTTGAAGAGCGCCCGATAGACGCCCTCAAAGTATTCAGGTGTTACAAATGCAGCGACCTTACGAGTGTAAGAATCATTAGTCAACAGATTCCGAAGAATCGTTTGTTGTAGGTTTATTTCCATCATGTACGTCTTTCGCTCCCAACCAGCCATCTTTAACTGCAATCGCAATAATATCTTCTAATACTTCTGACGCAAATATTTGTAACTCTTCATTATCAGTATTAAAAGTCAATGCATCATTCGTTTCTAAAACTTCGAAGTTAAAGCGGATTTCACTAATACCGCCATCAATCTGTACATTACCGTAACGGATTACCGTTTCATGAAAAGGTGCGCGTAATAATTGCACTTTCCATAATTGGGTACCATCATCACCAAACGACGGAACCATTGTATAGTCGATGTGTTCACACGGTTTATCTAAATCAAGCTCTTTCATCAAACTGACTCCTCTAACACATCATCTAAGTTGATCGGACTATTATACCCTATTTTATAGGTCTTGGCGAGGAATTCTTTGAAATCACTTTCAGAAAAGATAGGTTCCCAGAATTCTTCGGTTAGAGTGTCCTT